TGTCCAGCACCTAAACGTGCACCAAGCATAATAATGGGAATTAATAAAGGAGCAGCCATTTTTAATAACCTTTCTTTTTTGAATATTTCATTACAGAACCGCCACCTTTCATGGCAGCACCACAGCCACGACCTACTTTACCACCCTTAGCCATTCCCGGTGGTGGAGTACGATCAGAATCACTGGGAACACCCTTTTTGTCCTTCTTACCCTTTTTCTTTGGAGGGGCTTGTTCTTGCATAATGTCAGGACCAGTATAGTCCTCCATCATACCTTTTGAAATATCTGGCATAATATAGTATCCTTTTTAGAAAAATTAATTACCGGGAGTAATTGGATTATCAGCACCAGCAGGGCTTGCGGGAGTTTGCATATCGTCACGACGATTACGACGAGACTGATTCTGTAGAATCTGAATTGATTCGTTATAACGCTGTTGAAAAAGTTGGGAAGCTTGATAATCTTTCTGATATACCATGGCCTCTACCATTGAAGCATTAAATAGGGCATTATAACAAAAGTCAGAAAAATAATTAGTAGGAGCAACTGAACTTAGTGTTACAGGTCGAGATACATAAACAACTTCTGCATTATGAGTTGAAGCAGGAGTTGGAGCAATTAGAACTGTAGTATTATTTCTACGAGCATAATACTTAGGCTCAGAAGTAGAAGCTGAAACAGGCCAGTAGTCATTAATAAATTCATCTGTACGAAGGAGCAGATTAATTTTTGTACCGTTACTTTCAAGATTAAAATTCTTGATTACTCTTGTACCTGATGGTAATGTAACTTTATTATTACCAGAAGAAACTGCAACTGAAGTATAAGAAACCAAACCGTAGTCATCTAAGTCTTTTACAAGACGTTCTTCTGCATAGTTGATCATATTGGGAATGTAGTTTAGAAACTCACTCCCAGTATTTTCACATGCAGCGATAATATCGTTGACTAGGTAGGTATAATTAGCCATAGAAGATTGCTACTGTAGCTGCTGAAGTTGGAGCGGAAACTAGAACTGGACCCCTCATTACAATACCACCTTCAGGAAGAATAATATCTTGAGCATCAACGGCTGTGGTAAGAACAAACTTAATATTTGTTCCTGACTTGTTACCGTATGGATCTGTTTCTACGCCTGTAATAAGAAAGGTGCCTACACCTGTAGCATGAATACCGCGAACACGTGTATCAGCCACAGTAACACTGGCTACAGTATCTAGTACTGCACCACTACCAGTTACAAAGCCTTCTCTAAGAGTTGTGGTCATTTAGAATATTTCCTTTTTTAGTAATGTTGTTTACTATTATAGCATACAAAATAGTAAATAAACAAAGACAAAGGGAGGATAACGATAGTAATAAACTCTACCGTTACCCTCCCCAAGCCTTACTAACCTACAATGCTACTAGGATGAACCTGAAGCACCGTAGAAACCACGCCAGTCGGACCAACCGAAGCTGTAACGCTCACGGGCCTTGAAGCGAAGGTTGCCAGTGTCAAAGTCTGGCTCCATCTTGGTCTGGAGTGGTGAACGGACGAACATCTTGGTGCCGTTGGGGCAATCGGTCTTGATAAACCATGCGTTTGTATCAGTGAAACGACGGTTTACGAAGAAGCCCTTGGGCAGAACACCCTGATTACGCAGGGCATTGATGTCGTTGACGTTTGTAACACCAGTGGTGCTATTGGTAGCAGTTGTGGTGCTAAGTGTTGAATTTAGGATCTTATCAGCAGTGTAGATAAGGTCAGAAGGAACGTGGAGTGAAACGGCCTGTAGACCGATTAGAATACCACGATCATCCTTAGCTTTGCTAATGGTGATAAGAGCAGACTCTAGTGAAGATTCACTAAGGTCTGTAGCACCTAGAGTGTTGGACTGATTCCCTGCACCTACAGTTGGGTGTGAAGCAGAGAATAGTGCAACACCGTCACCACCAAGGTAAGAACCACTGAAGCCGTTGTTGAAAACGTCAGCAGCCTTGACTTGCTTGGTGTTTGCCATTGCACGGGCAAGACCACGTGCACGAACCTTGGCAAAGGTGTCATATAGGTTGTCTTCCATAGCTTCTTCAGTGATTGCAAAGGCAAGGGCTACGGTTTCGTTGGTGTAACGAGATACATAACCTTCCTGTGCGTTATCATACTGAACTGCTGCACCCTCTGCCTTGACAGGAGCGGAGCCGAAGCCGGTGAATAGAACTTCTTCCTCAAATGCACGATCTGACTGTTCAGTGGCATATAGAGGAGCATGTTCGTTGTCTACATCCTTGTACTCAATACCGAATACAGCATTAAGGCCGGGAAGTAGTTCTTTGGCAATACTTGCACGATTAATAGCCATAGTTTAAATCCTTCCCTTAGCTAAGATCTGTAGATACGTAAGCATCCTGTGTCTGTACTAGACGAACTTCTAGAACAGGATACGCACGTTCTGCTGCTACATCAATATCGTTACCGGGAACTTCAAAGACGCCAATTGGGCGAACCATTGCAGAACCTGTGGTACGAGTTGCAGCCTTGACGCCAAAGCCAGACTTGCCAGTTACGGTTGAACCAGCACCTAGAGTGACATCAAAGTTGTATGAGTTAATATCACCGACAGAGCATGAAGCATCAGCCTGTACGATGAAAGTTGGAGAAGGACCATCGACAACTAGAGCCTTAATATCTGAGGCTGAAGTGCCGGAGGGCCAATACTTGGAGAACTTGGGTTCGCCATCTACAGTGTAGTTGCAACCCTGAAATACACCAACAGCAATGTCTGTGGTGGTAGTAATGACGTTAATATACCCTGCTACGTTCTTTACGATATCACCTGTAAAGATGTTGGCATTGTAGCCACTGGCGATACGATACTCACTGTTACCAGTTGAGTTGGCACCAGAACCGCGAATACGAGAAGGGCGAAAACCGTCAAGTGCTTTTGAAGTGGACATATTACACTTTCCTTTCTATTTTCGCTTGTCTATAAAAGATTATTGACAAAAATTTAGTGTTAAAAGATAGACAGAAACAAGTTAATCTTGGAATTTAGGAGATTTACCCCTGCTAACCTGTGTCCTGCTTGCATTAGAGATTGGCATCCCCGGTACATTATCACGCATTAGCTGTGCATTTACCGCATCTACCATTTCCCTGCTGCGATTTTCATAGAACTCCTGACGAGATTCAGCCAATTCTAGAGGCATTTTGGCTAAGGCTAAGTCTCCACGACAGACTGCACCTGAATATCGTCCTTCTCCCCGCACGAATGAGGAACCAAGCATCTCTGGGACTTCTTCCTGTCCTACAAATGTCCAGCCTTCGGCCTGACGTTTGCCTACATTCTGATAATCGTCCTGATTCTTTAGTGAAACACGAATCCAGCGAAGGGCTTGACCTTCATTACGAAACCTTTCGCGGACTGTATCTGGAATGTCAAGCCAATTTGGCTCTTCAAACTGTGCCTTACGACCAGAACTTTCCCTAGATGATGCTGTACGTGCATTAAAACGTGTATTTGTCATAATTTTATATCCTCTCTATATCCACGCTATTGGTTATCTTATGATACCGTTGTGTAGTCGCCATCTGATTGCTCAACTTTAAGCTTTTCAGCGGCATATTGTTCAAGTGAAATTCCCCATTTCTGTGCAAGTCTGATGTCCTCTTGGGTCAATTTGACTTTTTTATTGCCAGAATTTGAGGTTTTAGGTGTGCGTGACGCACCAGATACCACTTGAGCAGAATTTGACGGGGCATCCTGCAACCGGGGTGTGGCTTGTTCTTCCTGCTGTACAGCTTTCTGAACTTGCCTAAACTTATTTGGAAACTGACCACGAAGGCGGTTGTCAATTTCCTCATAATATTCTTCGTCATCAGGACTAAAACCTTCTTCCTTTAGTTCAGCATCAATAGCCAAAGCGGCAGAAGTCATTACCTGATCTTTACCAAACCAATCGTTCCGTGAAGCCCAGTCAAGTGCCTTTGGATCGTACTGTGGCACATTCTTCTGGGCTTGAACTGCCTCAACATTACGTTGAGCAGCTTGTGAAGCCTGTTCGTTATACCGTTCCCAAGCTGCCTTACGTTCTCGTAGTGCTACTTGTTCGGCATAACCCTTACTAATTTCTTCCTGTGCAGCAAGCATACGGTCTGTATCACCCTGTTCTGCTGCTGACTTAAAAATTTGCTTTGCACTTTCAATTCGACTCTGAATCTGAGATTCATTTGAGTCGATTGTAATCTTTACCGTGTCAGAAAGTTCTTTGTCTTTTGAACTAACTGAACTACGTAGTCCTTGCACTTCTTGACGAAGCTGACGAATTTCTTCGTCACGTTCTTTACGCTGTCGAATAAGCTGACGAATACGCTTTTGTGCACCATTGGTTTCAATCCCTTTAAGTTCTTCAGGCTGGTCTTCTTGCTTATTTGTTTCAGCCCTAACTTCTGATTCTTCCTGTACTTCCTCAAGTTGCTGAGTTTGTACTGACTTACTTTTTTCTGGTTCTGGGGCAGCTTGTTCGGTGACATTCTCTTCCCCTTCAATTTCAAATTCTACTTTATTTTCAGAGTTACCTGAACTTAGATCAATGGTTGACCAATCGTCATTATCTTCTTTAGTTGCCATGTTTTATCCTTTTCTACGTTATAAGCGAATATAACGATAACGCTTAATGTGTATAATACTATACACTATTATTTTAAAATATACAAATTTATGGTGTAAGATTATATGTAGTATCTAAATCTTTAGGATTATCTACAGTCATAATAATCTGATCGTCGAACAGAAGAAGTAGTTTAATCCCTTTATAAACAAACTTCTGACCTGTCAACTTACCATAACAAACATAGTCACCTTCCTTGCACCAAGGCCCATCAGGAAACTTATCTTTGTCTTTATATGCTAGATTACCTAGCTTTACAACCTGACCTACCGTGGTAAGATACGAAATGTCATCCTTTACCTTGTCAGGAAGATAAATACCGCCCTTAGTCTTTTCACGAAGAGACACAGGACGAATAATTACATGAAACCCCGGTACACCCGGAAGATCCTTTTTATTAAGTTTTACTTCAGCAGGACTAATCCAGTCCGCATTATCAATTGCTGCTTGCATAGATGGAAGTTGCATTTTTGTTATTATTCCTCCTCTTCCACATATTTTTTCATAAAATCGTGAAATATTTCTTTTGACTTGTTTAACCCGTCAATTTTACCTACTACTTCACGATAACTATAATACTCTGAACAATGACCATTCGCAAGGTAATTTTTTAATTCTTCTACTTCTTGTTCTAATTTTTTATTAATTTCCTGCCATATTGTTGCCACTGCTATTCTGCTCCTTTACCATTTCACTAATCAGGTCGGCAGCTTTTAGAGCCTTAGAATTGTCATTGATCTGTTCTGTCTTGAGAAGATCCATGATGGCATCCAAGGCTGCAATTGCCTTCTTATTGTTTCTATCTTTTTCTTTTTCTTTTGAACTACTAGAAGTTCTGATGCCTTCCTTGATCATGTCAACTTTTAGAGAGGTTTCCTTCAGATCAAGTTCACGGTTCTTCATGGCTGCATCAACCGATTCCTTGGCAATCTGTGCCTGAACCTTTTGCTGCTCAACTTGTAGACGCTGACCCTCAAGAGCAACCATCTGAGCCTCTGGGGTCTGCATTTGTTGCATCTGAGCCATTGCTGCATTAGCCTGAGTAACTTGCTGTGCAGCTTGAGCCATGACCATCTCCATAACGCGAGGATCATTGGGATCAATGCCAGCCTGTGCAGCTTGTGCACCGTACTGCTGAATCATCTGCTGTGCTACACCATTGACCTGTTCCTGATACTTCATTAGCATATGTTCCTGCATGTTAGCTTGAAGTACAGGAGCAATACGCTGCATAAGTGGATTACCACCATTCATAGGATCTTGTAGATAAGCCATCTTTGCCTGAATGTGAGCATCATGGTTCTGACCTACGAAAGCTTTAATTGGTAGCCCTTTAACTGCTGCTGCAATATCCGAGATTGGATCTAGAGGAACAGGTTCAGGTTTACGAGGCATGATCTTATCCAAGTTAGGAATGTTAGCCGCTGTAAGAATTGTGCGGTTAAGTTCCTCTACGTTGAACATACCGGGAGGTGACGCCTGAGAAAGTTGCAGAGCCATCTGTGCCATCATCATGCGATGAGCGGAAGACGGAATATTTGGATCTGAAACTGGAATGACATCAATCCTGCCATCAAAGTCAGATTTGTAAATCTTTAGTGTATGATCTGGAATGTCACACATTGACTCTTCTGGAAGATACTCGTAGTTAATACGAGCCAGAAGTTTCAGTTCGTCCTTTTGTGACTTGTGTAGCCGTTTATGAATGGCGGAGAAGAATTTGCTTGAAGCTTCCAAGAGAGCCATTGTAGTTCCTACAGGACCATAGCTTGCAGCATCAGCTACAACCTGTTCTGTACTGTCTGCAAACTTCTGGGCTGTCTGGGTGACAAAGCCTAGCATCTGGAACAGAACCTGTGAGGGTTCCTTGTATGGAAGAGGAATGATCATACGAGACAGATCATTACCTACAGCTTCAACTTCTTTCCACTCACCCGGTGAGATTGGATCGTTGTCACCTACAATGCGTGTACCCTTAGCCTTGAAACCACCCGGTAGATTGGCAAACTGCCCTGCATCCACAAGACTACGCATGGCAGCAGTTGCAGTCATGGTGAGATTACCAAGGAAGTGGATCAAGCCTAGACCATAGAAACCGAAGCCGGGTACAAAGCGATAGTGAGTAAAGAAGATTTTCTTTTCCCTCCGCTTATCTTCCTTGCTGTAGTTTCTACGAATAGACAGAACCTTACGACTTGTCTGTTCAACTGTTACAATGTACGGTAGGGACAGACCGTCACCCTCTGCAAATTGTTCTGGTAGATCTAGATAGCAATGCTGCTCTAGTAGAACATACTGTGGGTCGTTCTGAGAAGAAGGGGAAAGACCCAGAATCGTATCCATTTTTTGTGCCATAGGAGTTTGAGTTGGCACTGTTGCTTCGGGTAGTTCAATGTCAGCGTACATACCAGAAAGGATGTCACGCTGCATTTCTACGGGACTACGATAGATTACATGAGTGTAACGGTCTGCCCTACGCAGATCGGTTGCATAGTAGTTAACATAAAACTGATCAATGGGTACAAATTCACTTACAGGACGATTTAGCCCCGCATCAAAATAAGTTTTCTTGAACGCTGAACCAATCAGTGGGAGATGGAACAACATACGTTCAAATTCATCAAAGTATTCTGGCATCAGGTCAGTTAGCTGATAATTCATAAACTGCTTAATGCGATTTGCTTGGTTCTGCTTTTCTTCTGTTACATCACCAATAATCTGAGACTTGACTGGGCCTGAAGGTGGGAATAGTTCCTGAATTGCTTTAGACTGAAACTTGACTGCTGATTCAATCATAATTGGATGAACGGCAGTACAGGCACCCTCAAAAGGTTCTGATGCCTCTTCCAGCTTTAGACCTAGCAGATCAAAGCCACGTTCAAACATTGACTCCCATTCTGAACGAGAATCCTTGTCTGTAGTAAAATTGTCATAAACTTGTTCGGCAATATCGTCAAGAAGATCTTCGTCCATATCGTCAACCAAGTTACGATAGAACTCTTCTTCTGTTTCTTCAACCTGTTCTTTTGCCCTGTCATCCTCTGGTGGCTTAAATTCTACAACTACACCACCATCTTCTGGATCATATTCCATAGATGCTGTGCTGCCATCTTCCATAGGAGTTTCCTGCTGAATTTCAATTGAAAGTTCAGCCATTGGAATTGGGTCAAAAGGATTACGTTCTGTTGCCATTAT